TTGGACTAAAGGTCATATTCATATTGCTAACAATAATCAACTTACTATTAATTACGTGGTTGGTTATATAACCAAATCAAACTTTCAAAGGTTTAACACCCACGATGACAGACTACCAGAATTCTCTTTAATGTCAAAAGGTATGGGCCTTGGATATCTATCCAACGCCATGAAAAAATATTATAAAGACAGAGAAATCTTCTGCATAGTTAGAGAATCAGGACAAATTATATCAATGCCTAGATATTACAAAGAAAAAATCTTTGATAAACTAGAGCTTAAAAAAATGTATAAAAAATATATCGAAGAACAAGAAACAAACTTCGAAGAAATGTTCAACTCAGGAAAAGACGAGCATGAACATTATAAAAATATTATCAGACGAGATAATAAACAGCAAATGCTAAAACGATTAAAAATTTAACACTTATGAAACTTAAAAATGCTTATCAAAAATCAAAGTACAATGGAAAAAAAATGGATCAGACTGTTAACACAATTCCAGATCAAAACTTATCCATTAGACAATTACTAGACAGACACTCCAGAGGTTTACCTCTTGGAGCATCACAAAATCAGGGAGAATATTTCGATACCGAAATCCCTAGATTCGACGATCTAGTCGACATGATGGAACATAAAAAACAATTAGTTAAAGAACATAAAGCTTTAACAAAAAAAATTGAAGCTGAGCAAAAGGCTCAAGCTGAAAAACAAAAAGCTACTGCCGAAGCCGTAGAAGTAGCAAAAACAAACCCTATAAAAAGTGCTGAATCTTGATTCGGCATTTTTATTGGGTAAAACTGTGACGAAGTCACTAGCACTAATATCATACTTGATATATTAGTGCTAATTGACACCAAAAAAGTTTAAACGACCAAAAAACGTAAACGAAGTGAAAGTAAATAGGGGAGGTAAACAAAAAAACGTGTCAAAAAAAACAAGCAAAATCGTAAGATTTGCAAAGTAAAAAAAAATCACTATATTGCATAAACAAACAGAGGATCTACCTCTGGTTTAACATACTATAAATTATAGTTCAAATAAAATTAACACTTATGGAAACAAAAAATTTCAAAACAGAAGAAGAAAAAAAACACGATGAATCAATTCGTAAAATCGTATTACAACACTGTGTGGCTTGCCACCAACAACTCGATCTCTTACAACTTAGGCTTATCAACTTTGACGACCTTGTTAAAGGAGTTCAAGATACAATACAGTTAACAAACAAACAACTTTCGGAATTAAATTTCGAAAAAGCAGGAGTTACAATTCCTTCAAAACTTAAAAAAGTATAATGGGAGCTGGAGGAATGTACAACATGTCAGGCTCTACACCAAAAAAAGGAATACTTACAGGACTTGGAGCAGTATTAGGAGGACCAGTCGGTGGACTGGTCGGATCCTTAGCCTCTTCATTATTAGGAAATAGAGGCGCAAAATCTAGACAAAGACTAGCAGATCAACAGAATATTAAATTCTGGAATATGCAAAACGCATACAACACACCTAAAGAACAAATGAAAAGACTTCAAGATGCAGGATTAAATCCAAATCTTATATATGGTTCTAATGCAAACACTGGTACAGCAGGTTCAGTTGCACCATCTAAAGCATCACCTTATAGCGTACAAAACCCTGTACCCTCTGCCGTTCAAACAGCATTAATAGGTTCACAAATTGCCAACCTTAATTCAATAACAGCAAAAAATGATGCTGATCAAGAAAGAATTAAAGCAGATACAGCCAAAACCCTTGGACTTACTCCTTCACTCGTTCAACGAAGTGAAAAACAACTAGAGATATTAGTTGAACAAAAATTCCAACAAGCTGTTAAATCTGGACAGATTACAAAACAAGAACAAGCTAGAACAATGGAATTAATGGCTAAAGCAGAAACAGCAGTTATTAACGAAGGTTATCAAAAAGCTTATACAAACTTTAAAAAAGGTTTACTCCGTACAGGCATTGATCCACAAGGAGGATTACATACAACTTTATTAAAATGGTTCGGTACCATTCTGGGTAAATTTCAATCAAAAGCAGGAAAAGCACCCGATCAACATTTCCTTTCAAATTATTACAAAAATAAAAATTAATTATGAGCATATTTAGCAAGGTGGCTATGCCACGACCACAAACAAACACATTTGACCTATCACACGATAGAAAATTCTCAGGAAAAATCGGAGAATTAATGCCAATCTCCGTTATGGAAGTAGTTCCAGGAGACAAATTCAACATCAAAGCAACCAACATGACCAGGTTTGCCCCACTTATTACACCAATCATGCACAAAGCAAGTGTATATTGTCACTTCTTCTTTGTACCAAACAGAATATTATGGCCAAACTGGGAAAACTTTATATCAGGTGGAGAAGATGGTCTTTCAGACCCAACATTCCCTACCGTAGACTTAACCATACCAACTCAATATGGAGTTCAAACACTAGCAGATTACTTAGGATTACCAACAGGTTCACAAATATCCAACGTATCCGCTTTACCTTTCGCCGCTTATCAGAAAATTTATCAAGATTATTACAGAGATGAAAATTTAATAACTAAAACAGATGTTACTTTATCAGATGGTACACAATCAAATACAGATACAATTGAACTAAGTTCAATGAAAAAAAGAGCATGGCAACATGACTATTTTACATCAGCTTTACCTTGGACACAAAGAGGACCAGAAGCAACAATACCATTAGGAACAACTGCACCACTTAGATACATTACTGGAGGAGACACCTATTTTAAAAATAAAAACACTGGAGTAAAATTTACAAGTCTAGATACTGGAACTTATCCAATCGAAACTGATGCTACCGGTTCTACTGTTATTCCAGGATGGTCAGGAACACCTTTCAATATTGACAATTCAGAATCTTTAGAAGCTGATTTATCAACAGCAACAGCATCCTCAATAAACGACTTAAGAAGAGCATTTAGATTACAAGAATGGTTAGAAAGAAACGCAAGAGGCGGAGCTAGATATATAGAAATAATAACTGCCCATTTCGGCGTAAGATCATCAGATGCTAGATTACAAAGGCCAGAATTCCTTGGAGGGTCATCAACACCCATTACCATAAGTGAAGTTTTGCAAACGTCAAATACGGCAGGCGCAACCGGAGCCGACGCTACCCCTCAAGGTAACATGGCCGGACACGGAGTATCAGTAGGGTCATCAAATTATGTATCATACAGAGCAGAAGAACACGGTTACATTATAGGTATCATGTCAGTCATGCCCAAAACCGCTTATCAACAAGGAGTACCAAAACATTGGAAAAAACTTGATAAATTCGATTACTATTGGCCAAGTTTTGCAAACATTGGAGAACAACCAATTTATAACGAGGAGCTTTACCACCAAAACAATCCAACAGATGCAGAAGTATTTGGATATACCCCAAGATACGCAGAGTACAAATATATTCCATCTACTGTTCACGGAACATTCAGAACATCTTTAGATTTCTGGCATATGGGAAGAATATTTAGTACCAAACCAACTTTAAATGCTGACTTTATAGAATGCGATAGCGCAGAAGTAGACAGAGTATTTAACGTACCATCAGGAGACGAACATTTATATGTGTATTTACACAACGAAGTAAAAGCAACAAGATTAATGCCATACTTTGGAACACCAACAATTTAGAAATCATGGGATACAGAAGATCAAAACGAATTAAAAGAAAAGGCATGGCCTTCAAAAAGAGAAGCCGAATGCAAAAAAAGAAATCTAGAAAATATAACTCATATAGAGTAGCTAGAGGCGGTATTAGATTATAAGTAGGTTTGGGGACTTGCTTAGTCCCCCCTACACTTAAAACCATCATTATGCAGTGTTTTACACCATTTAGAGTCCGTAACAAATCGAAAGATTGGCAAAATCAGAACTTAATGGTTAATGTACCATGCGGTAAATGTCTTGCATGTAAAAAACGCCGAGCTTCACATTGGAGCTTTAGGCTAAACGAAGAAGCAAAGTCTTCTTCATCAGCATGTTTTATTACATTAACATACGAAAACGCCCCAATTTCAGAAAATGGCTTTCAAACTCTTGTAAAAAAGGATTATCAACTTTTTCTTAAAAGACTAAGAAAAAAGTGCCCTACTAACAAACTTAAATATTATGCTTGTGGAGAATATGGAACCAATACACACCGCCCTCATTATCATGCTATTCTATTCAATTTGCCTAAATCTCTTATTGAGCGTCCTCAAATCATTGCTGACACTTGGACTAAAGGTCATATTCATATTGCTAACAATAATCAACTTACTATTAATTACGTGGTTGGTTATATAACCAAATCAAACTTTCAAAGGTTTAACACCCACGATGACAGACTACCAGAATT